TCCTGCATGCTTATCAAATTTCTGACCATGCCATACCTGGCATTTTCGCGGTCGATGTAGGCCGATTGCAGGATGAGCGGGCAGGCTGACTTGCCGCGGCGATCCTTGAACTTGGAGCGCGTCGGTTCCTCGACAAAGCCCTGTTTGGTGAACGTGGCACACCACCACTGGCCAGCGTCTGACCAATGGCACTGCACGACGCGCGTGCGCTGCCGGCGGTTGTCCGTCCATACCACCGAGTCCGGCCGGTCATTGTAAGTGCCGTACGTGGTGGTGCTGAAGGTGTTCTCGATCACGTCGGGATCGGCGTCGGGGTACATCTCCTCCAGCTGGTCGCGATCCATCCAGATCACGACGCCAAGGTAGCGCGCATCGGAGAAGTCAGCGGCCATGCTGTGCGGATCGTGTCAGATACGCGACCAGGGAACGTGCGTCAGCGTGATATCTGTGCCGCCCTTGCCATCGTCGGCGAGGCCGATCTCAATGTCGCCGTAGTCTTCGACCAGTATCTCCTCGTACACGGATGAGCGGGTGATGCTGAACGAGTTGTCGTCGGCGATAAACCGCAGGGCTTGTGTCGCCGCGTCGGCGCGATCTTCCTCTTGTGGTGTGCGCGGAAAAGCCTTGGGATCGGTTCTGGCTTTCCTTTCCAACCCGCAGAGCAGGCTGACCTTCTCGCGGATTTTGTTGATGGTGATGTCGGGCTGGCCGCGCTTGCGGAGTGCCTCGCGTTCCTCCTTGGTCCACTGCTGGCCGTCGAGGTATTCGCGGTCGCGCTCGGACAGTGCGCGGCTGTTGTAGCTCGCGCGCTCGGCCTCCTCGAACCAGTCGATCAACTGGCTGAGTAGATCGGCGTCGCCGTCGCGCGTGTCGTCCGGTTCCGCCTGTTTGGGCAGGACTGGTGACTGGGCGATGATGGTGAGGGCTTGGCTCATGTCCTGCCGGGAAAGGCCCTGCGCTGTGTGTGCGCAGGGTTAGGTTGGTGGTCGGGGAGGAAACGGCCGACCCTTGCCCGGAGGCGCTCGGCCAACACGCAAGACCACGCGGCGGTTCTGCCTTTGGCAGACTCGCGGCGTGCCGGTTGGGGAGGCGGTTAAGCGCTGCTGCGACGCGCCAGCTCGGCGTTGATCAGTGCAAGGTTCAGACGCAGCTTCCAGAACATCGCCACGGTGCGATGACTGAACTGGGCGCACCAATCGAGTTCGGTCTGCAGCACTTCGCGCGCATTGTAGAGGATTGGCGTTTCGGTAGCCGCCACCAGGTCGCTGTCGCTCACTTCCGCGCTCACGCCACCCTCCAGTCGTCCGCCGTGCCGCGCTCCATTTGCTCCCACGCGCGCGTCCAACTGTCCTTCACCGGCTCCGGCAACGGCGCGGGCTGCGTCTGCCGCGCGCCCAGGCACATATACCGCATGCTGTCCGCGCCATGTGACGCATGATCGTGCACCGGCGATGCCCGCCAGGTCTGCGCCGTCTCGTTCCACTCGCGCCGGTAGAACCGCAGCGCGTTGATGCCCTTGGCGCATTTCTCCGCGTCAATCCAAGCCCGCGGCAGCACCATGCGCACCGCATTGATGCCGTCTGCCACACTATGCTGACGCACGATGCGCGTCGGCCGCAGCCCCATGCCGTGCAACGTCTCGGTGCGGGAAAACCCGCTGCCCAGTTCCTTGACCTGTGCGTCGTGCGGCAGCAGGTGCATGGCGTAGCGGTAAGGCCGCTCGCGCATCAGCTCGACGTAGTGACTGAGTGCGGCGCCGCTATCCTCGATGTAGTCGATGAAGCGCCATTCGCCGCCGACCGTCGATTGCGCGAACCAGATGGCGGTAGAATCATCGATGCCAAGGTCCCAAGATGTCCACACCGGCAGCGTCGGATCGTATGGCACGTCAGTAATGCGGCCGGTGCGTTCGGCCTCCATCATCAGCTTGCCGTAGTAGCTGCCCGAGTTCGGCGCCTCGAAGCTGCACAGCATTTCCTGTGCGAACTCTTCCTCGGTTTGCTCGCGGCGCAGCGTGTCGATCGCCTCGTCCGACAGCGCGTGAGTCTTGGTGTAGTCCAACAGGTATGAGCTGTAGCCCGGCGTCGTCTTGGCACGGTCGTAGGCGGCTTGCAGCAAGCCACGTCCTTTCGGTGTGCCGCTACGAACCAGCGTGCCGTTGCGATCTGCCAGCATCGGCTCGATCACCAGCGGCACCAGGCTTGCGGGCATGTCGTCAAACTCGTCGGCTATAACTTCATCGGCGTAGCCGCCACGCCAGGCGTCCGGGTTGTCGGCGCCACCACACTGGTAGACACCGCCATTGGCGAACTTGACCGACAGCTCGCTGCGGTAAACGTCGGCGACGATCTCCGCATTCGGGATCGTGTTGGCCGCGCGCGTCACCTGATCCCACAGCCCGGTGCGTTTCCACATGACGCTGTAGGGCAGCAGATGCACGACACGGGGCAAAGGCTTGCGCTCGGTGAGCGTGCGCTTGATGCCGCGCCACATGAGGCCGGTTGTCTTGCCGGCGCGCCGGTGGACCACGGCGACGATGCGCTTGGCGCGGTCATCCACGAGCGGCATTTGCCAAGGTCGTGGCGAGAACGGCAGGGTGACGGTCTGGCGTGAGGTGCTCATGGAACAACTGGCAAAGCTGCGGGAGGCGGCATTGAGATCAAAGCCTGGGCCTAGAGGCGAACGAGCCTGGATGAAGTATCTCGTGGCCCTGTACCACTGGCTGGTCGAGGAAGTCGGTGAGGAGCGAGCAGCCGTGATTTGGGACGAGGTGACGACCGGAATGTCCGCTTCCCACACGTACGGGATGCGCGAGGCAGGTCGTTGATTTTACTGGTGCTGCGGTGGCGGTCCGCGCCGATTGGGGCGCTTTCGGTTCGTTACTTTGTGGAGTCTGGTAGCGAGCGCGTCGGTTGCGTTTGCTGCGCTGCGTCACGCGCTGTGGTTATGGTCCGATAATCGGCATTTGCGGACGGTATGAGCGGGCCGGGGGTGTTGTGGCACCTTGCCGGCCCTGGCCCCGCAACCACGGGAGACGGCCCATGGACAGGGTTGCTGCCAGCTTACGCTCAATCCGCGGCCTCGGTGAACAGCGGGCAGTCGGCGCCCGACCCGAGGGCCGCAAGCCGTGTCCCCAGGGTCACCCGACATTCCCACGAAACTTTCTTTCGCCCCCGGGTACTGGTTCTGAAACTTTGCGCTTGAAATCAGTGAAGAACGGACCGGCGTAGTAGGGCAACGGCTCGATTTCCTTTCGGCGGCAAATGCAACGCCAAATCATGTCAGCCTGTCCGACCGCTTGGCGTGCTGCCTCCGCATGATTGCCGTTTCGGCTGCGCGGATCAGCCGCGAAAATCGTTGCAGTTATAAGAGCAAGTAATTCATCTAGTTCCATTCGATCAATCCGCGGCGGTGACGACTGCGCTGATGCTGTCGGCGTCGAGCGTCGGCAGCAGCGCCAAGCAGTCGCCGTGCAGCACCTGCAGCGTCATTTGATATTCGCGCAGACGAAATAGAGTCCGAGGCTGACAACGAGGCAGAACAGCGGTAGCCACATCATGTTACACTATTGGTGATAGTGTAACGGATTGCGCGCTGCATTGGCGTCGCGATGGGCAAAAGCGCAGCCTCCATCTGCATTTCCCGTTACACTTCCCACGGAAACATGCTCAATCCGGCAGAGGATTTGTGGTCCGTTTGGAATGCGCTGCACGGTTTGCCCCATCAATCCGCGTGCCCCTTTGGCTCGGCCTCGCTCCACTCGATCGCGGGCTCGTCGGCCTCGATCTGCGGCGCGGCTGACGCCACCTGCACCGGCGCGTCGGCCCAGCGGAAGTCCACCACGAGTGGCTGGCCGTCCGCGCCGGTGTTCTCGACCCGGCTGGTGTCCTTCCAGCCCATGCGCGCCTTGGTCCACCAGATGGCGGCGGCGACGTTTTCGCCACTCGTGGCCATCTTGAACAGCGACTGCGCCACGCGGATGTTGGCCTCGGTGGCGCCAGTCTCTAGCTCGTGCTTGTAATTGTGGCGCAGCGTTTTCACGTCCATCTGCAGCCAGTTGGCCAGTTCGTTGCGGGTGATGCCGTAGCCGGTGGCGAGCAGCACCTGGCGCGCGGTGTCGTCAGAGCGTTGGTATTTCGGCCAGCGTGCCAAAGGGCGCTCCCTCGGGATTGGTTGCGGTCTGGCCGGTGAAGTTCTGCCAGCGGGTGACGGCGACATCGCAGTATTGCGGGCTGATCTCGATGGCGTGGCAGGCGCGGCCGGTCATCTCGGCAGCGATGATGGTGGTGCCGGAGCCGACGAACGGATCGTAGACGGCCTGACCGGGGCTGCTGTTGTTCTCGATCGGGCGCTTCATGCACTCGACGGGCTTCTGCGTGCCGTGACCAGTGCGGGCGTTCTCGCCTTTGCCGCCGTGCTCCATGCCTTGAAAGGTGTTGTTGTTAATTTGCCACACCGTGGATTGCTTGCGACCGCCGACGTAATGACCGACCTTTCCTTTGCGTACGGCATACCAGCAAGGTTCGTGCTGCCAGTGATAGTCGCCGCGACTGATAGGCGGGTGCGGTTTCATCCAGATGATCTGCGAGCGGACAACGAACTCCGCTGACGACAGACTGTCCTGCACCACGCTGCCATGTAGCCCTGCGTGCCAGACGTACGCCACGTCGCCGGGAAACAGCAGCCAGACCTCGCGCCAATCGACGCGCAGATCGTTCTCTACTCTGCCGGGGGCGACATATCCGTTGGTGGTCCACAGTCCGGGCGCTTTGACACGCCATTCCGGGTCGTAATCCACCCCATAGGGCGGATCGGTGACCATCAGGTGCGGCCTTACGCTGGCCAGCGCAAGCGACACGTCGACCTCGCTCGTGGCATCGCCGCAGACCAGCCGATGCCGCCCCAGCAACCACACATCGCCTGCCCGCGTGATCGGCTCGGCCGGCGGCTCGGGCACGGCGTCGGGATCGGTGAGGCCGTCCGTGCGGTCAGCGAACAGCGACGCCAGCTCGTCCTCACCGAAGCCGGTGAGCGCCAGATCGAACGCATCGGTGCGTAGCGCCTCCAGCTCGGTCCGTAGCAGCCCGTCGTCCCAGCCTGCGTTGAGCGCCAGCTTGTTGTCAGCCAACCGCAGCGCGCGCTTCTGCGTCTCGTTCAGCCCCTCGATGACGATAGCGGGCACTTCGGCCATGCCGAGCTGTTGGGCGGCGGCGAGGCGGCCGTGGCCGGCGATCAGCATGTCCGCTTCGTCAACGATCAGCGGGTTGGTCCAGCCCCATTCGCGCACTGACGCAGCAATTTGTGCTACCTGAGCGGCCGAATGGGTGCGTGCGTTAGAAGGATATTCTCTGATTTGTCCTATCGGGAGAATTTTGTTCGATGGGAATATTACGCTCATGTCGGGTAATAATCTTACTCGGCGTTGCGTGGCGCGAGTGAGGTGACCGGCACGCTGACTTCGCGCATCTGACCGAACAGCAGCAGGCCGACGGTAGCGGTGAGGCGGTTGACGGAGAGGACCACGGCATCGTGTCCGGCGAATGGCCCGTGCGCGGGCTTGCATGGGTCGCCAGCGGCCCAGAGGGCGCCGGGAGTGGTTGGGGTGCGGCGAGATGCCTCAGTGGCCTGGAGCGCGCTTACAGCCGCATCTGGGGCATACTGTATCCCGTTACCGTCATGGATGATGGAATGCACGCCTGGTGTCTCGCGGATGGGCCGCCACACATCCCGCCGCTCGCATCGGACGAACAGGTATCCGACGAACAACGGCGCCTCGACCTGATGCGTGAGGGTGCGAAGCACGCGGTCACGGCGCAGCACGAGGCAGAGCGGGAGGAAGGCGTTGTAGCCCTGGTGGCGGAGGTTGTCGCGCGCCCAGCGTTCGGCTTGCGGGTAAGTGCGGCAGACGGCCCAGCCGGACGGTCCAGAATTGCCGCGGCACCCGAGGTGGTCAGCCACTGGTTGCGCGTGTTGGGTCATATGCACGCGAACGATCGGTCTGTCAACCGTTGCGAGTGCGGCGCTCATGTGAACCGCTCGTCTGGCGGCTGGCAGCGCCACGTCGGGGCCACGCTGGAGAGCTTCCCGCAGGTGGCGCATCGAAAGCCGATCCACACGACGCCGTTGCTGCTGGCGGCTACCACGCGCCCGCGCTGCCAGTGCAGCCAGTGCGCGAGGCGATGCATCGCGGCGCTCACTGCCGTGTCTCCAGGCTTTCGCTGGTCTCTGCGGCGAAGGTCAGCGTCTCGATCGCGCGCTGGTACTCGGCCTGTCTGGTCTCGGCTGGCCACGCATCGAGCAGTCCGGTGAGCACGATCACGGTTGCCTTGACCATCGGCCGCAGGTTGGCGGCGGGGTAGCCGTCGAACACCGCGCGCAGGTCTGCGGCGATGTAGGTCGCCAGTAGGTTTTCTGGGCGCATCACTGGCGCGTCTCCAGGCTGTCGCTGACGGCGGCGGCGATGGTGGCCCAGGCGCCGAGGGCGAGCTGCGCGCGGTCGAGGCGGCCGGGGATGGCGCAGAGCTCGTCGATGATGGCGCGGGTGAGCGTGACCAGCGCATCGGACGGCTCGGGGTCGTCAGGTGACCGCGGCGGATGCGTCAGGTGCAGGGTCATGGAGCATCCTCGATGATGGGGCCACGGACGACAGTGGGCGGTGTGGTGGTGGCGGCTGCTCGCAATGGCGCTGTCTCTCCAGGTCTGATCCAGCCGGCCTGCCGGGCAATGCGCATGGCTCGCGGATCAACCGCGATCAACCGCTGATATGCACTGGGCTGGAACTGCTTGACCCTGGCCAGATCGCGCTTGAGCTGCGAGCCGTCGCCTCGGTAGGGCGTGCCATCCTTGGACCGACCCCAGTTTCCGTCCGCGTGGTTCTGCCAGTTTGTAACCCATGCGTCACGTTCGCCAGTGACCGGATCGGCGTCGGCGGCGATGCGTCGGGGCTGGCTCTGGTCGGTATCACCATCGAGCCAAGCACGCAGCAGCGCCACCAGTTCGCCGTAGGTCGGGAAGAAGCGGCAGTTAGCCGCGACCTCCTCCAACGAGACGCCGGTGAAGGCGCCTGCATCGAACCGCGTGGCGAGTGCCGGGGCGAAGATTTCGAGTTTCGCGGCGGCTTCCTCGGGCGATAAACCGACCGAGCACAGCTCGCCGAGCTGCTTCAGCCAGTCCCGAATTAGCTGCTGGTCAGTGGGCAAGTTTCACGTCCCCCAGCGCCAAAAACTTGGCAAGTGCCGGGGATTTTTCCGTGCGCCGCTCCTGTGACGGCATGCCCTCCTCGGCGATGATTGCTGAAAAGCCATTGCGGAACAAAGGCTTAGCGCCCCGCCGCCTCCCCCCCCGGCTTGCGGGGGGGGATTTAGGGGGGGGTTCTTGTTCTTCTTCTGACTCTACATTCTGACTCTTAGCATTGGGTCTCCCATTAGCTTCCCTTGTGGGTTCGGCATTGGGGGACCCATTAGGGGACCCATTAGGGGTATGACCATTCCATCGCTTCTCGGCATACTCCCTCCCGACCTCCGATCGGCCAGCATCGTTGACCATTCTGCGGCAGTAGATCACGCCATCGGGCGCGTCGTTCACCCGGCTGAAAACCGCCGCCTCTTCCAGCGCGGCCAGCAGCTTCGTGGCCTCCTTCTCGGTGCAGCCGGCCCGTGAAGCCATCTGCTTTGTCGTTGCCGGCTTGCCGTTGATGGTCAGATGCCCGACCGGCGAACCCTCGTGCATGATGCAGAGCAGCTCCATCCAGAAGCCGCGCGCCGCCAGCGAGCACTCGTGCAGCCCGATGTCGTTATGCCAATCTCGCCATGAGAACTTGGACCAGTGATGTCCGTTGCCGTTAGCCAATGACAGCCTACTTGCATGGAGGCGGCCTGGGTGCCAAATTAGGCAAGCCAGAACTTCGGCACACCAAGCCGCCGCTTGGTTGCAGTAGGCCCCCATCCGTTAGCGCGGGTGGGGGTTTGGCATTCTGGCCCTGTGGATGATTCCAGGCAACCGCGCTCATGCCGGGAATCCCCAGTCGCCCGCCTCGGCCCGCTCATACGACACCCGCTTGTGGCCCGGCAGCAGCAAACCGGCGAATTTGGCCATCTCCACCGCCTGGTTG